GAGCATAATCGCGGAAAACCACGGCACGCCGCGAATCTGCCCGGGGCGTTCCTTTTCGTAGAGATGGGTGATTTGGTCAGCGCTGATGAGGCGCGATACGAACCCATCCGTCGAGAACTTAATGATGTCGCCCGGATGCCATGGGAACATCCAGTAACCCTTCCGAATTCCGAGAGGGTCGAGGGCGACTCCCTGAATCGTCACGCCCTGAAATTCATTCGGCCAGAATTGTCGATTTGAATCCAGGTAATCGGGCTCCAGTACCTGAATCTGATACGGAATATAGAAGCCATCTTTCGCATATCGATACCGATCGCGAATGATCGTTTCGCCGGATTCCACCGTACAGCGGTGCATGAGGTGCTGAAGGCCGAAGAAATTGAGTTGACCGTCGGCGTCGCACTGTGATGCCCAAATCCTGAAAGCTTTATCGACGATCTTGTTCAGCTTCTTGTCGCCGGTATCGGCCTCCGGAATAATACCCGTGCCGACCGTGTTCGAAACGAGAACTTTCGTCGCTTTCCTCGCCAGCGAGTTATTTCGGTTAAGATCTCGCGCCCGGTTGCGAAGATATGCGAGATCAGGACCAATCTCAGCGTTCGCGCTTGTGCCCGTCGCAACCCAATTGGCCGAACGGCGACCGCGTTCCGCGCCTTCATAGCGAAACGAAGTCAGAGCGGCGCGCGCACGAACTCTGTTTAATCCCGCCCGTGGGCTGACAAACCCGACGATTCTATCGAGAATGTTTGCTTTCACGGCGTCACGTTTGTCGAATATGGATCGGACTCTGTCGTCTGGGTCGGTTGGCTGGAATCCTTCGTGAAGCCAGCCAAAGAAAAACGTGATTTACGGGCGTTCAATCCAAGAGCTTCCTGAATGGTGCTGCGGATGCGCATCATTTCATCAAGCGAGCGATAGTTCACTCGTTTGCCATCGAATTCGCACGAAAGCGAACCCGTCGCTATTGAGTTTTCGAGCGCATCGAGCTGTGCCTGAGTGAAAGCCATTTTTTATCTGTTCAGCCAACCGCGTTGACGTGGAATCCAGCCGCTGTTTTCTCTCGCCTTCGGAGGTACCACCGGCGCCGGATTAGCTGCCAGTTGCTGTTTTGGAGGTTCGATCGGTTTCCCGAGCTGATCGACAAGCGACATTTCCAGCCGTTGCCACCATTCCTCGCTCTTGTCGAATCTGTCGAGGCCAACATTCTCCGCCGCGGCCCGCGCGTAGTTCCTGCAATCGAGCGCTTCGTTTCGCTCGCGGGTTTTGATCCATTCCTGGCGCTGATAGCCCTTGATCAGGTGCGTTACCAGCTGCTCGGCGACAAGTTGCTCGAAAAATTCGCTATCGAAAGCCGGAAAATGACAGAAGCCTGGCGGATAATCCTGCCCGGCGACAATTTCCTCGTCTGTGGGCCTTTCGAGTTTCAGCCAACGGTAGAATTCCTGTTTCAGAAGCGAGACATTCAGCGGCCAAACCTTAACGCCGCGGGCGATCTTTTTGCCGCGGATATTGATGTCAACGTCGGTGGGGGTTCCGACCGTCGAACGGCCTAAATCTGAACCCTTGATCACCATTACCTGGCCGGGGCCTTGTTTTCGGGCCCACGCATAAACTTCCTGCGTGGCATAGCCAGAATCGATCGCGAGGCGAATGATCGACATCTCGCAACCGCGCTCGTGAGTGTAGGTCTGGCTGAGAAATTCGCTCAGCTTTCCCCATACCTCCGGGCGGCTGGTGTCGCCCGCCAGAATTACCTGGTCAATACACCATGACCGCTTGCCTCGACCCCACGCATATGGGTAAACCTCGATACGATCTTTCTGGACATCGGCGCCGGCGGTGATAAACAGGCCGCCCTCCGGAACTATCCGGAACGGATATGAAATCCGCGACCGCTCATACAGACGCTGCCACTCAGGGGCATCGCCTTTCTCGACGAAATCCTCGGCGAGATCCGTGTTTACGAACGTCCGAAGGTCGTCAATAGCCTCGGCGCTTTTCTCTGCGGAGATTGAGAGCCAGAGCCGGACCATTCTGGAAAGTGGGTAATTCTGCCGATACAACTGCGAGAGAGAACCGAATCCGGCCACACCGCGAAACGGATATTTCGCGATCCATTTCGTTTGCTCCGAGGCGCGCCACCGGTCAACATCGTTCCATTGTGCCCGGCAGTGTTCGCAGCTGTAATAAGCCGTTTCTGGCCTGTCTTCGAGCGGTACGGTCTTATCCCAGCCAACCTGGGACCATTTGAGAATCTGAATCTCGCCGCAATACCCGCACGGAACCCACGGCTCGCGTTGATCGCTTTGCCGGTATTTGCGGGCAATGGCGCTGTCAGGCGTCGTCGGGGAGCAGCAATAAACCCGTTTTGCGCGTGCTCCGAACGTTGCGGTTCGACGGTCCGCAAGTTCGGTGAAAGTCCCTTCTTTGGTCGATTCATACTTGTCGATCTCGTCCGCGAAATAGTAGCGGATGGAACGGCGCGCCGCATTACCTGGAACGCCGGCTCCGACGATTGACCAACTGCCGCCGGGAAATTCTTTGTAGAGAATCGTGTTCGACGAAGACCGGGCCTTCGGATCGGAAATGATCCTCCGGAGTGCGGCATTATCCCGCACCATGTTCGCCAGTCGATCCTTCGAAAAATTCTCAGCGTCGGCTTCCTTTGGCTGCGAAATCAGCGTCGGCCCCGGATCCTCGATCGCCGTATAGGCGAGGGCGACCTGAATGAAAAGCGTTTTTATTACCTGCGTACTGACTTTCAGAACGATGTCAGTGACGCGCGGATCAGTGAAGCAATCGAATGGTTCCCGCTGATAGCCGTAAAGACGAATCTTGCCGGAAGTCGCCGAATACTCGGATGAAAGAACGAAATTCTCTTCGGCCCATTGCGAAAGGGGAAGTCTTTTCGGAGGGCGCCAAAGTTCACACCACTGACCGAAAAGCTCGGCCGCTTTTACGCTGTCAGTTCCGGCCGATACTCCGTCAGTTTCTCGAGGACCTGAAAGATCCGGTCCGACACCATCGATTCGCATTTGATCGGGTCATTTTCCTGAGCCAGCCGCTCACGGATTTCCGGCCCGATTCTCGTCAGTTCGTCGCGGGCTCGGATAATCATGCCTGCGACAAACGCATTCACCGCGGAAATTTCGACGAGCTTGCCTTCCTCCTGATCGACCTTGATTCGCTTTTCGCGGTATTTCTCCCATTCGAGAAGTCGCGTCGCCTCAGCCAGCGTTCCGACAGCCGGCGCGATCAATTCGCCTCGTGTATCCGGCCCATCCAGATATACGGGATTCTTTTGCTGCTTTCGGGCCGCTCTACTCAACGCCGGTCGAGTATTCTCGCCGATCAAATGGCGGCACGTCGCCAGATATTCTTCGACGTTCCACGTTTTTCCTTCGGGCCTCGGAGGGACTTTGCCCTCTTCGATCATCTTGACGAAACGTTGCCGGCTTACATTGAGCGCGTTCGCGAGACCGAGGAAGCTTCTCGGGTCACACGGTCGACCTGCTGGCATTCTACGCCGCGCACTTTTCGCCGCGGCTCAGCATTGGAAGGGGATTTTTGTGGCTGAATACGACGCCGCCGTTCAGAGAATACTCGCCGCTCTCGACGTGCTGCCGGTGAATACCGAACGAGCCAGGGCGAACCGACTGCAGGTCTTTCGCCTGCTTGGCGACGATGACGGCGCGAATAGCGATTACGGTATCTGCGCGGTCGCGAGCGCAAACTACCGCCGAACCTTCGTAGATTCTGCGCGCTGCTGCCGTATGTTTAATCCAGCCGCTCACGCGATCACCTTGAGCCTCGTAAACGAGGACTTTGTCCTTGAAACACAGTTGTGGCATTGAAGTGGGTTACTCGGTCTGGGCTCTGAGCGATGAATTACCAGCTCAGGATGGCAAGTGCAGCCCGCACACCGAGCCAAAACAATTCCATGCAGGAACGTTTTAAGCGGCTACGTTTGAATCATACACTTCAGTGAATATTTTTTGTCAAGAGAAAAATAATAATCTGGCGAAAATATTTTGACATTCGAATAAATGACTGGCATGATTGCTTCCAGGATTGCGGTCGCGGGGCCACTCGAATCCATACTCCCCGCGCTTCCGACTGATCGGCAATAAACGCGAGAATCCTACGAGGACGCGCTCGCTGAAGCGAATACGCTGAACGTGCCCATCAGCCCTTCAACGGGAATCCGAAGCCTCCTTGCACTGGAAGGGGGTGGGGGGGTAGAACTGCGTCCGCAGAAGTCCTTTACCATCAACAGCAACCCGTTTTAACGGTCTGAAACTGCGATTCGGATGAAAGCAAATCACCCCAATTTTGATAAGTCGCAGGAAGGACCCGCGATACCACCGACCGACGCTGCTACCTGACCATCGATATGCCGGATGCGCGTCGCATGGCCTTCGACAACAGTCAAGCTCTTCGTCCTGCCAGCACAACGCGCGTTCACGCATCGCACCTTAGCAGACTGTGCAACGGAAGCGAATGGAGACGGTCACGCTGCCTCACCAGGGATCTGGAAGTAATCGTCGACGATGACGACACAGGGAAGTCTACAGGCGCTGTTCTCGCACAACATCTCGAATAGCTTGCCAGACACATGCCTCACGGTTTCTACGCGATCACCGCAGAGCGGACAGAATTTCGGCGTTTTCATGGCTTTGCTATCACATTGGGAATTATATACATGAATACCCACGCTAACCCTTCCCTTTTTCTTTCTTCAGTTTGCGCGCCCGCTTACGTTGCGCTTTTGATTTCGGTTTTGGCTTGTATGCCAGCACGGCGTCCGTTATCGCGTCCAGAATCTTCGGGGTGTCGCTCATGCGATGACCTCCTTGTACGTGATCCGTTTGCCCACCACGCCGTCAACAAAGGCGTCAAGGCGCTGGTTCGTGTGGATAGCGACATTGCCAGCGTTCAGCCGGAACGTGGCCTCATCGACATAGCGCCCCAGATGCTTGGGGCTGACATGATGCCAGATGCCGTGAACGCCACGCTTGAAGACGGCCCAAACCGATTCAATGCCGTTGGTGTGCGCTGCCCCGCGAACAAACTCCTTACCCGAGTGGTTGACAGTTTCGTGGCGGAAGAAAAGCCCGTCAAGGTCGTTGTACGCGCCAAACTCATCGGTATAGAGTTGCGCCCCAACTTCGATGTTGGCGTGAACGATATTCTGCACGGTGTCCCGGTCCATCGCATCGAGCACCAGGGCCTTGGTTCGCCCACCCTTGCCGCGTTCCTTCATGCCGATAACCGGCGTCTTGCCGACCGAACCGCGACCCTGTTTCAGCTTTTTGGATTCGTGCTTGTTGCCTTCGAGTCCACCAACGAAGGTTTCGTCGATCTCCACAATTCCACGGAGTTTGTCCATGTCGATCCCGCTGCACGCCTCACGAAGGCGCTGGAGCATGAACCACGCGGTTTTCTGGGTCACTCCGATTTCTTTGGCCAACTGAAGCGAAGAGATACCCTTGCGCGACGTGACGACCAAGTACATGGCGTAAATCCACTTATGCAGTGGGATCTTGGACCGTCCGAAGATCGTCCCTTCCCTCACGCTGAAGGTGAACTTCCCGCAGGGGTTGCAGCGGTAGAACCCGTTCGGCCTGGCCGTGAGCGTTGAACCGCCGCACTGAGGGCAACGCGGGCCGTTGGGCCAGAGGCGCGATTCCAGGTACACGCGGGCCGTTGGTTCGTCGGGGAAGCGCTCGAACAGTTGAAAGGTGCTGATGGTGGATTTAGACATTGGCTTCACCATGTTCTCGCAATTCGCCCATTGCCCGCTCTACTGTGGCTGCATTTATGTACGCGCCGCCATTTCGTCGTAAGTAGACCCGCGACAACAAAGCAACCGGATCAGCGCCACCGAACGCTACGCAAATCCGAAACAAATCTTGGGCTGATTTGGTCATCAACCCGTCTCCAAAGCGAAGCGGGAGGACTATCATACCCTCACCGTCCCGGCAAGGAGTTTGACGGCAGTCAGCAACCTAGTGGACGGCATCGGCATTTTCTTCTGATTCACGTCGGCTGTCAACCAGCCACCGCCATCCAGCACCGAATCTTCGATGCTTTCGTGGTGTCCGTCCCATCTTTCTATGCGGGTTAAGGCTTGGAGAACCATTGCAACTTGGTTGAGTGTTGGCGCTTTTGTTTTCATTTGGTTAGCTCAGAACCGGCGCTTTCTTTCCAGCGTCAATGGCGTTCAATTGTTCCCACGTCGCCAGGGAAACGTCATCGCTTGCCGTTCCTTCGCGCCATTCCGCGCGGCCAGATTCGGTAAGTTGGTCATAGTATTCGACCGTGTTTGTATCGACGCTGCCAAACCATCCGTCCAGCGCTTCGTTGACCGCCTCTATGATCTCTCTCCCGGTCATTTCGGAACCATTTTCCAGCCCGAACCCAGAGTAGTTTCCGATGAGTTTCTGATTGATCCATTCATCCGCATTCTCGTCTTTCGCCGTCGAGCAATTATGCGACGTAAACCAATCCGAAACCGCGCTGTCAATGAATTCTGTCATTTCCGTGTAGTCCATGTGTGTTGCCTCCATGGCCTCAGTTTAGTAGATGATTGCCCGCGTGTCAAGGGCAATCATGTATATAATTCCCATCACATTGAGAGCGCGCTTGGATCGATAAACTGAGCCGAACACGCCGAATTCTCCACGCGCGATTTCTTCCAGCGCCTGCCGCGCTATGTCAAGCTCGAGACGAAGACGCTGTAGATCCTGTGCATGTCGCTCAGTTTGTTCTCGGTACGACTCTTCGACTACGGATCTCACAGAAGAAATCTGTTGAGTCAGTGACTCATTATCTGCTCGTTCCTGATTGAGTTGAAGAATCACATCCTGAAGCGCCTCGCCGCGTTCTTCCGGGGACATAGAAGCCCACCATTTACAAAGCGGTTTGAATTCTTCCGCATCGTCGCGAGCGCCGAAGTGAGCGGCCGCCAGTTTCTCATCGGTTGTTTCAAATCCGCAATGGAAACAACGCCACGTCGAAGATATAGTCAATTGCAACGCAGCAAGCTCACGCTCCGCTTTCTCTGCTCGTTCAAAATCCGACATTGGGTTGATTTCAATCTTCAGCGGGATTCGCTCGCTCATGCTGCCTGTGCTCCTCGCGGCATTCCACCGCACCGGCATCTATTGGCGCCCTCAGCGTTACCCCTCCGAACAATCTCCCAGCCGCTTCCGCCGCAGTGTTCGCAGTCGCAACTCGCATATCTCACCGGCTTCGGAAACAACCGCTCCCAAACCGCGTTAAGTGTAGCAATGCTCGGCAATTCTTCGAATCCGCATGCTTCCGTGACCAGCGTCATCGCCCGATTGCAATCGCCGTCCGCTTTCGCTTCCAGCCAGTTTGTAAGCTCCTCGATCGAGCCCTCGCGATAGAAGCGAAATTCGGGGAAAGCGCCGCCGAGGCGTTCGATTTGGGACGTGCAAAACGCTCGAAATTCTTCAACCTGCATTGATCAACCTCGGGTTTGGTCTCTTCGCAATTCTGTCGCGCATTGAGTCACCGGCTTTTTGCGGCTGACCAGGTGGCGCTCGCAGGTAATCACGGTCAACGATCACGAAACGCATGGGCTTCACGCGCACTCGACCGGCGCTCATTGCCTCCCACCAAGCGGGAAGGTTTTGTTCCATCGTGCGCAGCGTGACTGCCGGATTTGCGCTGCTCAGAATTTCCTGTATTGCGGCGTTGATGCCGGATTCGAAATCCTGCGGATTCGGGCAACCATCGGCGAGTTTTCGAATTCGGGTTTCGGCGTCTTGCGGAATTTCCGGTTTCGGTGGAGCGCCTCTGCTCTGCTCTGTTTCTGTTTCTGTATATGTTTCTGCTCTGCTCTGCTCTGGGGGCGTTTCAGAAACGTTTCCATATTCCGTTTCTGAAACGTTTCTTTTCTTTTCCCTGAAACGTTTCACCCTGTCAGTGGAAACGTCGCTTTCAAATTGCCACTGATCCCAATCATGGGGCCGATGCGTTCCGTTAAACTCTTCGATAAGACCAACTTCTCTAAGCTGATCCAGAATCTTGTTGACGGTCGATTTGTTGCAGTGAAACTGCCACGCAATGTCGGAAACGGACGGAAGACAGCCCCCATTGTCAGCCGAAACAGCCCAAAGATTGATGAGCCATTTGAATAATTCCGGTTTTAAAGTCTGAACTTTTCGGCTTCGAATGATGGAAACGTGGACTCGAAACCATAATTTTGCCTTCGCCATCAGGCTGTCCTCTGCCACGGAGTGCCGTCTCGGCCATCCGGCGGCTGCTTCTCTCGTTTCTCACGATTCAGTTTTTTTGCGCGTTCAATCATTCCCGGCATGTAGAATCCCGGCTTCGGAGCCGGAGTGGCGCGTTCGTTTTTCGGCTTCATGGCTCGCTCATTGAAACCATCCTGGCCCGGAGCTGGAGCGAGCGGGGTCGATGCGGAGTGGCGCACTGGGGACTCGACATAACCGCATCGCCGGTCGAGGTCACGTAAGACCTCTTCGTCAGTCCGCGGCTTCGAAATCCGCTCGTAGATGGCTGGGAATTTCACTGGATAGAGCATTGGAGGTCTCGTTGGATGAGAATCAGAATTCACGGCTGATACTTCTCGCGACGGTGGGACACTCAAGCCATTTCGCCGGCAGTAGGTTTGAATCGCCGAGATGATCGTCGTGTGATGGCGGCCGAAAATATGACCGATTCTCGGGTACGAATAGCCGCACTCAAGCCGAATTCGGTAGAAGCATTCGCGGCTCGCCATCCGGGATTCGGGGCGTTCGTAAACCGGGACCATCATTTCCCAGACTTCAACGCCGTATTTGGCGGCGACTTCGGGAATGATGGCTTTCGCTGGATCAGACGATGAAATATGCCCGAGGGCGCTGTGAGATCGGATCATGCGGCATCTCGCTTTCGCGATACCGCCGCCCCCAGCAGTTCTCCAATGAGAGCTTTCGCCAGATTTACCGGAACCGCATTGCCGATTTGTTTTACAATATCCTCGCGGTTTCCAGAGAAGCGATAACTGTCAGGGAATCCCTGCGCCCGGGCAAGCTCGTGCGGCTGCAGCATCCGGAATCGAATATCGATCTTG